CAGATAATGATTTCATTTTTGGTTTAGATGAAGATCACTTGGCTATTTATCAGTTAGCTGATTGGGATTTTGATGACACTGATGGAAACATTATGCACCGTGTAGAAGGTAAAGCGGCTTATGATGCTACGTTGTTCTGGTATGCAAACCTCGGAACCACTGACGCTTCTAAGCACTTTAAGATTAGTGGCTTGAGAAGAGACGCTTAATACATCTTCACATCACTTTAGGGTGGTGTGGGGTAGGGGAGGATGGGGTTTCGGCCTCATCCTCACTTTTAACAAGGAGAATAAATGTATATACCTGATTGGCATATGCTTAGAAAGCTGAAGGATTATGACAACAAATTAAATATTCGTTGGCATACGCAGAAACAGCGATGGGCTATTACCAGAGAGGTTGTTGAAGCAAGCACGTTAAGTATTAAAGAACAGATATTGTTTTTAGTTGAAAATCCAAACAAAACGTATAGACCTTTAGATGATCGTGTTTTACTACAGCTTAAAAAAGGCGACACGCACGTAAGGACTCCTGAACGTGTTGTTGAAGAAATGATTGACAAAGACAAGCAAAAAACAATAGCTGACAATAAAGATCGTAAAAACGAGTTTGAAGCTTTAGCAAAAGACATTGTTCCTTTTGGAGGCTACGAAGATCCTAACATAGGAACTAGAAATATTCCAAAAGAAGATATTGAAAGTGCCGACGAATTTGCTGAGAAAAGAGAAATTGAAGCTTACCATCAAGATCAAGAGGCTTTAGCGGTATGACTCCTTCAGAAATGTATGCTGAATTTCAAAGTTATTTAGATGTAGACAGTAATTTTTTAAGTGGCCCTGAAGTATGGCGAAAACTAGATAACGCTAACAAAGAAATATGTAGAATTATATCAAGGGAAGATCCTACATACTTTGTTCAAAAGTATACATTTACAACTGTAGCAGATCAGTTATTATACGACCTTCCTTTAAATGCTCGTCTTGGAAGTAGGATATTATTTACTGAAGACGATGATGATTCTATTGAAATGCTACCAGTTCAAGAATTAAGAGTCCATTTAGATTATGACACCGCAGGAGTAATTAACCTTACCTCTAATCGCTTTATTCTTGAGAATGCTCAAATAAGGTTGATGGGAAATCCAACAGCAGGACAATCTGTTACCGTATGGTATATTCCTTCTTTTGGACAAATGATTGAAGGTGAAGTTCAATCAGCAAGCACAACAACATTTGCTCCATTTACTGCTACTCCTAATTATACTCTTAACTATGGATCAGTTGATGCACGTGCTGATTATTACAACGGAATGACCGTTCAGATTCTCTCAAACGATGGAGTTGGAGATGTTCGGACAATTTCAGACTATGCAGGGGGATCTTCTAAAACAGCAACAATTAGCTCGGCATGGTCTACCACGCCAACTCCTAAAGACTCTGGCGGTTCAAGTGTTAGTACTTTTGCTATTTCTTCTCCTGTTCCTGAAGACTTTCATCAAATGGTTCCAATGAGAGCGGCTATTGACGGAGCAATAAAAAACAGAAATAGACTATCAGAATTACAATCAACTTATTACGGAAGTCCGGGTCGTGGCGGTATGGAAAAAGGACTTTTAGCGTGGTTACAAAAACGTCATCAATCGGATGATGAGCTTGTAATCCCAGACGGAGGTTCTTGGTGATAGACCGAGAAGGACAGTTTGTTTGGGAAGAAGAAAACTTTATCGGAGGAATCCGACAAGACGTTTCTGAATCTACCAAACGATACAGAAATCTACAGAATGTGCATTTGTTTAATGAAGGTGCATTAACTAAAGATCGTGGTATTCGTCCTTTAACTAGCTCTGCAATAAACTCAGCTTCATATAGTGCAGGGAAAGATGTATTGGCAGGATTTGACGCACAATTTTCAGCAGGACAAAAAGTTGTAGTTATTCAAGAAAAAGAAGGTGCAAGCTCTGCTGACATGTATGTGTATGGAAGCGGAGCTTTTGCTACTCCGCAAAATCGAACTATTGCTGAAAACATTAGACCTGATTTAGTAATGTTTGCAGACAAGCTTCACGTTATAGACGGAACAGAGCTTAAAGCTTCTACTTACGCTTTAGATGGATCAGGTTCGTGGACAAGTCCAGGCGATTCTACTTACGCAGATCCTTGCACTATAGGCACAGTATACGCTAACAGACTTATACTTTCTGGAAGTACAAGTGCTACTTATAAAAATCATGTTTTCCCTTCAGGCGTAAGAGACTCTACTACTTGGGACCCTAATATCGCTATTCAAATAACAAATATATCTGGAGATACTGTTTCATGTTTAGGCACTATTGGTTCCAATTTAATTATAGGCGGTAGAACATTTATTCGCTCTTATTACTTAGGAACAGGTGGGGCAACTGACTGGGACTACGATGAAGTTTCTAACCTTATAGGCCCTTCAAGTCACAAAAGTTTTGTTTCTATTCCTTCAACTCATGGGAAAGTTGGCCTTAACCTTGCAATGTTTTGGACAGCCGAAGGGCCAATGATGTTAATGAAACAGGGGCAATCAAGTCCTCAACTTATTAATATTGGTTCTCCTATTGTAAGATCTGTAAGAGGCGAAGACTTTCAAGGGGTAGGAGGTTTAGACGTAGATAGTTATGGAGATGTCCAAGGAGTGTATGTCCCTGAATATGACGAAGTTCGTTTTGCAGTTCGCACAAACGATTATGCCAATCAATCAGGGACTCAGCATGATATTTTGTATTGTTGTAACATAACAAGTGCAATTAATTACGCTCAAGGAACACAAGGCGTGTATCCCTATTGGCGTATTCGTTCCAACAAAGCAAGTAATTCTGTTCGTCTCCCTGTAAACACATTATTTAGTGCAAGAATTCACCCAACGACCCACCTTCCTGACTCCAATGGTGTTATTCGTTGCTTGTGTGCTCAAGATGGTTTTGTTTACGAAATGGATGCAAGTAATCAATTTGTAGATAAAATTAAAGATACAGACTATAACATTAGGATGGTAGCAAGAAGAGACGGTTATGATGGACTTGAAGATGGGGTTCGTAATAATATTAAATCTTTACGGTCTATTTATACAAGAAATACTCGTTCAGGTATTTACACGCTAAAAATTAAAGTTGTTGCTGATGGAGGATCTACTGAATCAAGTGCTAATGTAGATCTTTCTGGAGGAAGCGGATTTGGCTATTGGGGTGATGGTCGAGAATGGGGCGATGGAAGTTTGTGGAATGCAGGTGATTTTATAAATTCACGTGCTCAGTTTGGCATTTTAGGTAGAAAATTTGATATAGAGCTTTTTGACAATGGAGAAATTGCTTCCACTTTTCAAACAAATTCATTTAGCATGATAGGCTATGTGGAGGATAGGCGATAATGGGTACACTTTCATTAACACTTACAGGGGCAGATGGTAGCCCACAAAGTTGGAGCGATGTTGAAACTCCTTTAACAGAAATTACAACTTGGGCTAACACTACAAAACTAAGTTACGTAAATGTTCAAACTAATGGTCTTAGGGCTGACAATATTCGAACTCATGCAGGAGTTGAAGGCGTAAGAGTTAAAGTTCGCAATGCTTCTGGAGGAACTATTGGGGCAGACAGTTTAATTTATTTTAGCGGAACTTATTCAGATGGAACGAATAATTACCCTACAATAGGCAAAGCGATTGCCGCTAGTAGTGCAGGGTCAACTTATTTAGCTCAAGGAGTTACAACAGAGAGCATAGCAAATAACTCAGACGGCACTGTAGCGTTGTTTTACGAAGCAGACAACTTAAATACTTCAGCTTCAAGTGCGGCAGGTGCTCCTGTTTACTTGTCTTCTGTTGCAGGAGCTTATACGTTTACCGAACCTACTTCAGAGTTTACTCAGGTAGTAGGAATTGTCACAGTAGACCATGCTTCTACTGGACGTATCATATTTTCTTTAGGCTCACTACCGCAAGAAGCTTTAGCTTTAACTAGCTATGCAAAATTGAGTGGTGCGGCTTTTACTGGCGATCTAACTGTTTTTGATGATGCTAATAATGCAGACACAAGCATATCTCTGGGAACGAGTGCAACGGAAGCTTTAGTTATTGAGGCTTTAAATGGTAGCTCCAATAAAACACTAGAAGAACTTAGAGTTACAACTAAGACCGCATCGGGTACTGGCGATCATGGGCAAATGACGTTTTATGTAGACGAAACCAAAATCGCTTCTATTGATGACGGTGGTATTAATTTAGAGTCTGGAAAGTCATTTACTGTTAATGGAAGTGCAATATCAACTTCTGCAGGAGGAAGCGACACACAAATACAGTATAATAATAGTGGGGCTTTTGCAGGGAGTGCTAATCTTACCTATGCTTCTGACGCTTTAGTCACATCAAGCAGTTCTGCTAACCTTCCAAGCTTGGAAATAAAAAACACCCATGCTGATGCTACGGCAGGTAAATTGGTTTTTACTAAGGATCCTGCAAGCGGTCAAGGTGCTGACAATGATGTCATGGGAACTATTGAATTTTTCGGAACAGATGCAGGGAACAATGCACCTGAGTTGTTGTCTTATATTGACTCATACGTAGTTGAAGCAGATCACGGCTCTGAAGCATCTGGACTTAGGTTTTATGTAGCAGAAAACGATGCAACAAAAACGCTTGGTTTAAGTGTTGTTGGACAAGCTACTGATGATGGTGAAGTAGATGTAACAATCGGTGCAGGAGCCGCTTCTACAACAACAATAGCAGGAACCCTAACGATGGGTTCAACTGCCGCTATGACTAACGCAGGGTTAGTTTCTGTGGCAAATCAATCTAATATTACAGGGCTAGGAACTGTTTCATCTGGCACATGGGAAGCCACTGATGTAGCTATCGCTCATGGTGGAACAGGTGCATCGACTGCTTCAGCGGCTCGTAGCAATCTAGGACTTGGAACAATGGCAGTTGCCGCTACTAGCGACTATTCTGTAGTTGCAGGAAGTAGCTCTATTGTCACTACAGGTGCTCTTAACTCTGGAAGTATTACTTCTGGTTTTGGTAACATCAACATAGGTTCTTCGTCAATTACAACTACTGGAGCGTTGGCTTCTGGAGCAACTACTGTTACAGGTACGTTAGCAGTTGGCAACGGAGCAACATCAGCAGGTAAAATTGAAATTTACGAAGACACAGATGATGGAGCACATAAACTTACACTTACAATCCCTGCACTTGCAGGTGATGTAACTCTTACGCTTCCCAATACAGACGGAAATGCCGATCAAGTATTAAAAACAGACGGTAGCGGTAATTTGGATTGGGTCACTTCTGGTGGACTATATAGTCAATGGTCTGTAGTGACAGCCGATGGAACTACAGCAAGCAACGGCGATCAAATTATCTGTAATCATGCGTCTACCGCATTTACTGTTACATTGCCAAGTTCACCGTCAACAGGCGATACAGTGCTTTTCAAGAACGTTGGTAATGCTACTGTGACTATAGCAAGAAATGGGAAAGACATTGATAGTGTCGCAGAAAACGGAACCCTACTAACAGATGCGTCTGTTCAGTTAGTTTTTGTTGACGATACGTTTGGGTGGGTAAGTCTATAAAATGGAGAATAAATAGAATGGCAATATTAGGACTACGAGGGGGTACAGACGGTATCCCAAATATGATTTTTACAACAGGCGAAACATGGTCGCCAAATAAAACAGTGCAAGCCTATGTTTATGTGGTAGGTGCAGGTGGATCTGGAGCAGGTGGTGGGGGAAATTCTAATTATGGGTTTTCTGGCGGTGGTGCAGGTGGCTGTGCTGTTAGTTTGTTAAAATTGACGGCAGGAGTCACGTATACGGCTGTAATTGGAGCAGGTGGAGCTTATTCGGGTGGATCGACTCAAGCGGCAGGGAATGCAGGTGGTAATACAACATTTAATGGTAGTGACATAGACATAATGACAGGCAATGGTGGTTCAGCAGGTGCTATTCAATCAGGAGGCAGTGCGTCAGGAGCATCAGGCGGTAGTGCCAGTGGTGGAAACCTAATGAATAATACAGGAGGAGCATCTATAGCCAGTGGTGCAACTCGTCAAGTGTCAGGAGGAGGAGCCGTTGGCCTATGGGATACAGGCAGACAAGGAACTACTGTGGCAAGCTCTAATGATTGGGCTGATGGTGGCAATTTATCAGGGCCACCTATAGGTTCTTATCCTACTGATACACGTTATACTACGGATACGTTTGTGGCAGGTGCTCCGTTCCCAGAAATTTATTCTGTCACTGCAACAACCTTGCGTAGTCGTACTGATACTGTTTTTGATGTTAATCCAAGTTTTCAACCTGCAGGTGTTCAGCCTTACTCATATTTGGGTGACGACATTAGCTACACTTCAAATTTAAAAGCATACCCTGCCCCACCTTTTAGTGGTGGGAACGGTTACATAACAAATCGCAATGACTACGTTTATGCAGGAAGTGGAAGTCTTGGTGGAGGAGGCGGTGCAGTTTTAGCAACAGCAGGTAGTAGTGAAGGTTTTTCAGGTAAAGGTGGAATGGGTGCCGTTCTTATTTTTCCAATATCGTTAGGATAATAATATGCCAGCATATGAATACAAGGTTACATACGCAGATGGGTCAACTAACAATATACGAGCCCTAGAAAGCCAAGTTGAGGAGCTAACTAAAGACGGAGGTTCGTACGAGAAAATTGAAGTAGCTTTGACAGACGGTCAAATTAGAAACAATGCACGATCATGGCGTGATATGGAATTGTTGGAAACTGATTATATTGTTCCTTTAACCGATCATCCACAACGTGACGCATACATGTCTTATAGAACAGCTTTGCGTGATTGGCCAAGCACAGATGATTTTCCTGACACTAAACCAACATTGGGGAGTTAGTTAAAAATAGCATTGGGGAGGTTGGGTTGTGAATAAATATCCACCGCCAGAAGAAATACCTTCTGCTGAAAGGCAAAGGCTGTTATATCTTCAGGCAGTAAAAGAAATTCACTCTCTTAGAGAGTCTGTTAGAAATGAAAATGTTGTTACTAAAGAATATAAACATGATCGTGACGACCTTAGAGATGAACTTAAAACAGCTAAACGTAGTATTGTTACGTTAACTAGAAGACAAAAAGCCGCTGACGAGTCTAAAAAAGCGGCCGCTTGGAGCGGAGGAGCCGCTATATGTGTAACGATTATGTATCAGTTGTGGCATACTATTGGTTTCCCTTTTGCACGGAATGGTGCTGACAAGAAATGGCAACAGTTCTGGGAGCATGAAGCAGTTTATGGATTAATTGTTTGGGTTACTACTGTTTTATTTGCTGAAGTTTACAAAGCACTTAATAATAAATAAGGAGAATGTTATGCCTACTGTTGGTAAAAAGAAATTTGGCTACGACAAAAAAGGCAAAGAAGCTGCCAAACGAGAAGCTAAGAGAACTGGTAAGGCTATGAAAATGACCAAAGAAAAAAAGAAGGTGGGGCCTAAAGCTCGAAGTAAAATGAAGTCTAGTCGATACTAATGGACACTGAAGCTGTTCAAGCTTTAAATAAATTTGGAGCTGACAGTGGGTTGCAAAGTTTTATAAGTGAATACGCTTGGATATGCACAATAGCGTTTTTACTTCTACTCTTCAAGAGCCAGTTAGACACAGCAGTTGCAGGGTTGCAAGTGTTTGTGGGGTCAGGGCTAAATGAAGATGATGTGGTGGTTGTGGATGGAAGGCCAGGTCGTGTTGCAAGAGTAGGAATTAGTCGGACTGTATTTTACCTCTATACTTATAAAGGAGGTAAGATTTCTGGAGGAACTAAACTTGCAGTACCTAACACACAGCTTTCTTCGATGAAGATCGAAAAGCCTTTAGCTAAATTAGAAACTGAAGACTTCTGGACTCACGGAGATGGGCCTAACGGACACAAATAAGGAGATGTTATGGTTAATAATGTATTAATAAAAGCATTAGAAAAAGAAGCAGAAGCAAGATCTGAGCAAATGTTAAAAAGCGATCCAACAATGATGTATCTAAGAGGAGCAATAGATGCTCTTAACGGAAACATTCAAGTAAGTGAGGATGACAATGGAGTGGTTGAAAAAGAAACTAGAAAGAAAAGCAACTAAACGCATACTGGTTCTTATTATTGCTAGTATCTTAGGTGGCTTGGGATTTAGTGACGAAATAACTAAATTAGTAGCTAATGAAGGTGCTGAGATAATTATAGAACACGTTGACGTAGGAAGCGGAGGAAATGAGTGACAACCGTTTATATAGCGGAGTTGCTTTAGCACAATCTACCGCAGAACAAAAAGTACCTGTTCTACTGGTCAATTCCAGTAGTGCAAGTGTTGCAAGCCTTACTTCTCCTACTATTGTAGCGAGTAAGAATGGTGCTTCAAATGCCTCT